TCATCTTTTAAATCGTCGTGAATTTCAACATACGTCTCATTTTGCCATATCACTTTGCGAGTATTAAACAACCGATTCATATTTATAATTTCAGGTTTATCAGTATCCGATGTAAAGAGTTTCATAATCTGTTCGTCGTCGCGAAACCTTACGGTATAAGTCTGTTGTATATTATTTCTCCCAATACGTCCCATAGCTTGAATAATTTTTTCTTGAGTCAAGTTGAGATCTTTACTTAGAAAGCCGTGACAGAATTGATAATTGGTTCCGTAAATATAGTCACTTGTTGCTATAATCATATATAGTTTTTGTTCGTCTGCTAGTCGCTTCATAATTTCGGTGTAAGTTATATTTTCGTGATTAATAAAGACACCGATTCCCATCATCAAGAGAACTTTCCATGTATTTTCAACCCCATTCAGCGCCATTATATCAGATACTACAGTTTCGTCAATATTACTAGTAAATGCTCCGTTGGCATCCATACCTTCTGCCCATTTATCTAAATGCATTCTTCTGTTAGGAACAAATGTATCATTTAAATTTGCGGACTTAATCATCATTCTATAAGCGTTGATTTGTTCAGTCAATTTAGAAAGTGTGCCTTTGTTTTCAAACTCTGGAGGAACATCCTTGCTAAGCTTCTTGGGATCTTTACTAGATTTATTTCTTCCGGCTACTTTATGCTTTCCGTGACTTCCCGATACAATATTTTTAACTTGTTTATCTGCGGCATCCTTAATTGTTTCAACTTCACATTCGATCTCGTGTAGCTTTTCATTAATAATATTATTATATTCAATTTTCTTCATTATATCATCCATTACAAAAGATGGGATATTTGCTTGTTGGATACAAAATTTCGCTATTTTTTCAATGTCATTTGATATAAATATTGTTGGGCCATCTGTAAGAGTGTGCGCATCCTTTGTAGTAACATAAACCCCCGATGTTCCAGTTAGAGGTGCATCAGATAAGAAGCTGTTAGTGCTATAATTAATACCTTTAACGGTTTTTAATCCTTTAGAATCAATATTGTTATTTGCGAATATTCTAGGTATTCTATTCCGTAATAGGTATGAATATACGTCATACCATTTATCAGGTGAAATATTTTGAAGTAATGTGATATAATATGTTTTGATTGTTTTCATACTAATATCATCCAATGTTTCAAAATGTCTTTCTAGTTGACTTCTTGAATTTCCAAACTTATTATTATTTACATAGGAGATAAATTCAACTACTCCTTGTAAATCGAAATATCTGAGAAGCGTCAAGTAGTTATTACAATGTCTGGCAATTGTTAGTGTTTTGTCATAATTTTCGTTTAAATAATGTGGTAATACTACAAATCCATCCTTATTAATAATAGGAATTGATTTTTTACAATCGTGACTAACAATGTTACAAATCTCAGCTCCAGTAAATTTATTTAGGAAGTCAGGTATTGTTTCACCTAGTTCGTTCTGTTTAGGTAATGTAGCAGATGATAATACAATATTAGGAATACAGTTTTTCTTCCAATTTTTTCTAATTGTAGAATGAAATTCGTGGTCGTCATAATCTAGAGTAATTGTTGGTTCATCCCAATACATAATTATATCAGATGCTCTAAAGAAGGCAGTCATATAATACATAGCAGGTAAATAAGATTTAATATCACAAATCATAATTTCGACTTCTGTGCCGATGCTATTGTCGACCTTGCCAATGCCTCCCGTTCGCCTATTAACAGTATATTCTTTTGCTGCGAAGTAGTGTAGTCTGATATCTGCAGCACTAGCACATCCAAACGCAAATGCTACTCGTTTTTTTACAGAAATTGCTGCTCTTGCTAGAGCTATTCCAACGTGTCGTGCGGCACAAACAAATATAATTCGCTTTTGTTGAGACAATGCGATTGGTGTAAGCGTCTTACCAGTTCCGGTAGGAGCTTGATATAATATTAATTTTGGTTTTGTTTGTCTACATTCTACATAGGCATCCTCCTTAATTTCTAAGGATGAAGTATTATCAATTACACGAATAAATTCACCGCTTAACTTGATTTCTTTATCACCGTCATCATACAAAATATCATATGTTCCATTTTCATTCACATTAACAACTTCCCCTTTCTTCCAAGGTCCATCACGTTTTGTCTGGCAAGCAGTGAATATATCTTTTTGATGCTCGTATAATACCAAGTCGCTATATTTTAATAGTTCTTCGTTTTTTTCAATAAACTCTGTTGCGTTCTCTATAATTGTTTCTATCTTTATCTCCTCTTCAAATATTTTTAAAACTCTATCGGTTATCTCTTTGACTACGCGATTAATCTTTGATACGCTATTTCTGATTAGCTTGTATAATGTAAAATAGTGAAAGTGAACTAGCTTGTCGTTTGTAGTTTTCTTGTTAAAGAGAATCTTTTCTATGTGTGAGAGTAAGATGAACTCGTAAAGACCTTGTTTTTTAATAGACGTTTCATCATATCTATCGATTCTAATTTTTTGGCCAGAATTTATCTTTACGTCGCTTGAAATTTTTATTTTTTTATAATTTGAGTCAATCATGATCAACTCTTCTTCAATTTTATCTCCATATGTTCGTAAGTATTTATTGTACAGATAATCGTCTATTTTATCAGAACTATCTAATTTTAAATGTGTAAGGATAGAACTGGTATTATTAACCTTGACATTTACATCACTGTAACCTGCTATGATTAGATTTAATATTTCTAATTCTGGTTTAGAAACCTGGACCTCAATAGAGTTCCATTCTGATTTGTTAAGTTTGCGTTGCTTTAAGTCCATTGTTGGGAAGTTCTCTTTTAATAGTGTCTATATCTTTAAGATTGTTTTTAATTTCAATTTTTTTTATAAAAAAAAATGAATCAAAACAATATTAAAAGAGTGATGGTATAATTTTATATTAAGAATGCCAGACATGTATACAATCGTTTCTATTGAAGGTAATATTGGTTCAGGTAAATCAACATTACTAGCAAATTTACGGGAAACTTATAAGGAAGACGCTGATATTGTGTTTTTAAACGAACCCGTCGACGAGTGGGGGAAGATTACTGATGAAAATGGTATAACTATATTAGAAAAATTTTATGCGGACCAAGAAAAATATTCGTTTTCATTTCAAATGATGGCATATGTTTCCAGATTAAAGGTTTTACGCGAGGCACTTAGCTATGTATTTATGAATCAGTTTTGTTTACATTCCTCATCCTCACCCAAAAAGGTTATTATAATAACAGAGAGAAGTCTCTTTACAGACAAGTTGGTATTTGCCAAGATGCTTTATGATGATAAGAAAATTGAACCAATTAACTATAAAATCTACTTGAATTGGTTTGATACGTTTTCGGGTGAATTTCCTGTCCATAAGGTAGTATATGTTAAAACTTCTCCTGAAAAATGCCACAACAGAATCAATAAACGTTCCAGGGATGGAGAAGGAAATATTTCACTAGAATATTTACAAAATTGTTCTATGTATCACGATAATATGTTAGATACACAATCTGAAGAATGTGTTTGTAAGAACCAATTGATTTTAAATGGTAATGTTGATATTTACAAAGATACAAACCAGCTAGAAAACTGGATCAACGACATAGATACTTTTATAAGAACATAATATATATAAAAACAATTATAGAATTAGATAGATACAATGAGTGTATAAACTGTTTTTTTTACACATGTGGACATTTAAAATGCCTATTTATTTTTGTTTTTCTCTAGCAATTTTGCTATTACTTCATTTACAGCTATTTCTACGCCATCTGCTTTAACTTCAAAATATTTTAGCTTATAATCACGAAAAATATCTTCCCAACTATCACACCCGTGATAACTATAAATTAAGTTAAATATATGATGTTCTTTTTTAGAAATGATAAAATATATATCCAATAATTGTTTTATCTCGTCCAAAGACCAATTTTTAAAACCCTTTGTATCTATTTTAGATAATTTTTCCATTACATTTTCCATTATAATGATGTAATACAAAGTATATTTATATCATTATAATTATGTATTATCGGCGTTTGAAATGTAAATAGGTGTAAACAATATATCGGTCTACATAATAGTTGATTAAATCTGGAACAAAAGTCGGAATGCAAGAAATTTGGCACAAAAAATCTTATTTCAGGTGAAATAACTTACGAACTAGCGACGCATTGTAGAAGTTTAAAGATTATGTGTAGAATGAACGGAACACATTTTATAAGAAGTAAACAATTTAAATAATATAACTATCTAATATATATATATTATTTATGGAAGAAGAAAACAAACTACAGCCAGTATTACAGTGTGTAAATTGCAATGAATATATGATAATTGAAAAACTTAATTGTGGTATATTTCGCCACGGTGTTTTCAAGACTAACCTAGCGCAAATTGGTCCGCACGAGTCAAAAGAAACGTGTGATGGTTATATAAAAAATGGTTTAATATATGGTTGTGGTAAGCCATTTAAAGTATTGTTTGTAAACAATGTTTTTGTGATAGAAAAATGCGATTATATTTAATAGTTACATGCTTTTCACACACTTAAATCAATGACAACCGGATAATGGTCAGAATCATATTTGCCGCAATATTCTTCGTAATCGTGATAAATAAAAGTATCTACAATATTTTTTCTTATTGCGTCCGTAACCAAAATATGGTCGATCATTGAATAATCTGTTTGAGAAGATGTATTACAGTTATTATCAGAATCCCACCAATCACTATAACGCTGTGGTTGGACAATTGTTTCCGCAATATTATAAAGTTGATATGTGCCAGCAAAATCACCGTGTAATCCTTTTAAAATATCCAATACATATGACTTTGGTTTGTCGCTGTTTATATCCAAGATTTCTGAATCAAAATCATTAAAATCACCAAGCAGAATTATCTCATAATCTTTTTTAATATAATCGGCCACGACTGATTGTAAAACTGACGCCTGTGCCTCTCTCTGAGCACATTTAGAAGGTTCTGTCGGAATCGCTATTAAGTGAGCCGCTATAAAGGCAACATTCATTCCATTAAATTTAAATTCGGTTATATAATGTTTTGTAACTCCAGATGAGCTTATTGGTCCTGTGTACCCACATTTTGAACCAACAATTGGATAGTCATAACGCAATTCAGTTCGATATAGGCTTTTCAATGGATCAACCCGAGTCAACATTCCTACGTTCTGCCCAGTTGCGGAGTCAGTGCCTTTTTTTAAGTAAGGCATATAAGAATCGTCTAATTTAGATTTTAACATGTTAAGTTCGTCACAACCTTCAACTTCACAAAAATTGATTATATCTGGATTAACAGCTTTTATTCTTTTGGCAACATAGTCCATATGCGTTTGTGCCTCTGTTAAATTTTTCCAAGTACATCCATCACCAGGACAGTTCATTGCACTATAATAATCAATGAATAACCATTCGACGTTGTATTGAACAATACGTAGCTTACTCTTGTCACTTCTTCTATCGGAAATAGTTGTAACAGCAGGACATTCGGTATCGGCAAAAACATTATTTGTATATAAAGAGAGAAACAAGGAAATAAACACAAAAGTAGATAACATTGTTTTATAATAATATAGAATATATAATTATATTTAATATTCAATTATTAATAAATAAAATTGACGAACATTATAAAAAGATAAGTCTATTATAATAAGAACTGATGTCATCGAGTATTTTAAATAAGTTTGTCATGAAATTTGATGGCTGTAGTAAAGGGAATCCTGGATTGAGTGGTGCTGGTGCTGTTATATATTGTGACGATAATGAAATCTGGAGTGGAGTTAAATTTGTTGGCATAAATGCGACAAATAATCAAGCAGAATATACTGGACTAATCGTTGGTCTTACATATGCGTTGGAAAATCAAATAGAGGATATATTAGTTCAAGGCGATAGCCAACTAATTATTTATCAAATGACCGGAAAATACAAGTGTAATTCAACTAGTTTAATAGAACTATATAAAAAGGCTAAAGCATTGGAAGAAAAATTCAAAAACGTAACTTACCAACATATTTACAGAAAATATAACAGCCGTGCTGACCATTTATCTAATATTGCTGTCCAACAACATGTAGAAAATGTAGAAAATATTGTCTAATATTCAATCATTCGAACATTTAATAATTTGGTA